TTTATTAAAGTGCGCTACTAACTTTTGTACTTCGGTATATTTAATATTTATAATTTCTTTTAGTTCTATATCGCAAAAGATTTGAATCATTTTTTCCGCTAACATTTCGTTGTCGGTTGTTGTTTCTTTTACCTTAATAAACTTTTGGTATTGTCCTAAAGTAATTTCGTTTAAATCAGTTGGTATGGTTAATTCTAATTTCATATTTATATAATTAAGTTTTCGTTTTCTTGTTATATGCAACCGCAATTTCATAAGCGTATAAAAGCATTTCAAAATGTAATACAAACTTTCTTGAATCGCTCATATTTATTTTTACCCTTACGCCTTTGCGCTGGTATATGTATTCTTCAACTACGGCAACCATTACGTTTAAATCGTTTGTCATCTTATTGAGTATTTTCCAAAGTTAGAACCCTTACCCAATGATTCCATTTCGTGGTAACGTAAGGCGTCAATAGTATGGTTAAAGTTGTCTATTGGTTTATTCATTTGTTTGCCCGTCTTGTCTCTGTCCCAACAATAAGCTCGTAGCTCCTTTATTAAATTTGTGCTTTGTGCGGTTACTAAATAAGATTGACTTTGCATTATTTGAATTCCGAAATTAACGCTATCTTGTCCCTTTGTAACGCCTTTAATTAGTTGTCCCGTTCTTCTTATTTCTTCGATTGATTTGGGCTCGGAACTATCCGCGTATGCAATTACGTTTTTTTGTAGCTTCTTAGCTATTTCATTATTCACTAATCCCGTTTGATAAACAATTTCGTTTACTATTCGTTGCCCGTTGTAATTGTATATTTCTATTATTGCCGTCGGGTCGTTTGTAAACCCAAAGTCCAACCCATAACCAATTAACTTTGCTTCGTTCGGTATCGTGTCAATCATTTTCCAATTACTAAAAACTACGCCCTCAAGCATTCCTATTTCGCCAAGTCCATAAACACGCCACCAATTCGCCCAATAACTGCTTGTCGACGCCTTAGAACGATTCTTTTCTATTTCCTTTACTATTCGTTCATCAAGTGCTTCGTTGTCCTTGTACGTCAAAATTAAAAAGTCGGAATCGTCTTCGTGTTTTAGTTCGGTATGCACCCAGAATTCATTTGCTGGATTAAAATCTAAAAATATTTCCCGCTTGGTTCTTATTGATAGTTCGTTGTACGCTTCAAACGTCACGTTGTTGCATTCGTTTATGTATAGAATATCACGCCTTGCCCCTCTCAACTTACTTGAATCGTCTGCGCTAAAAAATTCAATATAACTTCCGTTCCCGAAATCGTATCTAAGTAAAGATTTGTTAAACCGCCCCTCAAAAAAACGGCTTGTCCATTTCATTATGTTTATGAAATCTTTTAGCGCTCCTCGTCGTAAGTGCGGTATTGATTCAGCTACTATGCTAATTTCTAAGTTTGGGGTTTTGGCTGCCTTGCTTATTAATACGGGAATTATTCCAAAGGTTTTACCCGCACTTGTTCCGCCTTGTATTATTTTGATTCGTTTTTTTAACGCTATAATTTTATTAACCGCCGTTGTTCTAACTAACATCTGGGAATAAAGGTTGCTCAATATTGGTTTGTTCTATTTGTTGAACGGGTGCGCCGTAACCTGAATTCATTAATTCTTTGTAAGCGCTTACGTCCCCGTCCCTTGCTTTTTTTATTAATGCTAGCGTAATCATATCTTCTTGACTCATCGTTTCTTGTTCGCCTGTTAAAGGGTTCTTTAACGATTGATTAACCTCAAGCCATTTGCGCGCTATCGTGCTTCTATTCTTTGAGCCTTTTGGTCGTCCGTTTGGGTTTCCACTTTCGCCTTGCTTAAATGGTATTAAATCTTCTTTACTCATTCTGTTTTTGTTCTGTTAATTTAATATTTCGCCGTTGCGTTTTATTTCTAAACTTGGGTCTAACTTTTTCATTCGGTCTATTATTACCTGACAATACTTCGGGTCTAATTCCATACCGTAGCATTTGCGTTTAAGTTGGTGGCTTGCTACCATTGTTGAACCCGAACCTAAAAATCCGTCCGCAACTATTTCGTTTTCTTTTGAACTATTTTGAATTAATGGTGCTAATAATAAAATTGGTTTCATTGTCGGGTGTTCCGCGCTTCGGTGTGGTTTGTCGCAGTGTATTATTGTTGACTTGGTTTTATCGCTTAACATTTCAGTTAGCATTTTTTTCATTTCGTCCTTGGTTAATTTGTTTACATTTATAGTATCTTCTATAACCGTTGTATGCGTTCTTTCGTTTGTAAAATAATGCGCTGCTCCTTCCTTCCATCCGTATAAACATAATTCGTGTTTCCATTGGTAATCTTGCCTTCCTAATACCATTGTATTTTTAACCCATACTAAATATTGTTTTAATAAAAGTCCTGAATTTATCATCGCGGTTGAAAAGTTTACGGTTTCCGTTGACGCGTGAAAAACATACCAAGCTCCGCCCTTTTTTGTATAGCTTCCCAATGCAGTATAAAAGTCGTATAAAAATTGATAAAAACTTGAGTTGCTCATATTGTCATTTTGTATTGTCAAAGCATCTTTTGTTTTTCCTTCGTAATCTATATTGTAAGGCGGGTCAGTCATAACCATATCGCAAAGTTTGTCATTCATTACTTTTTGCCAAGTGTCAACTTGTGTACTGTCCCCACAAAGTAAACGATGTTCGCCTATCTCGAATAAGTCGCCTAAAACAATATCGGTTTCTATTTCGTCTGGTATTTCGTAGTTGTCCTCTTCTGCTTCTAATTCCTCAACGCTTAAATCAATCGGTAAATCTAATCCCCAATCTTGTAATTTTTCCGTATCCCATTCATTCGCTAAAATATCCCAATCCCATTCGCCAAACCCTACGTTGTCTTTTACTATAAATTCGTCTTTTTGTTGCTCAGTTAAATCGTCCGCCTTTACAATAAAAACTTCTTTTAGTCCTATTTCAATACACGCTTTTAACCGCATATTACCACCCAGAACAATGTTGTTCTCATCTACGACTATTGGACGAAGCTCCAACATTTGCGGGAATTCTTTTATAGATTTTACTAACTTCTTAAACTTGTCGTCCTTTATTAAACGTGGGTTCTTTGGGTTCGTCTTTACGTCCGAAATTTTAACCTTCAGTACTTGCATCTTGTTCTTTGTATTCGTTTACAACTTTGTTTAATCCGTTTACAACTTCCCTCAAACAACTTCCGCAACTTGTCGGTTGCCTTCTTTGTGAAAAGACACGATTGTAAATTTTAAGTAGTTCCCTTTGTTCGCTTGGAATTAAAACGTTCTTTGCTAAAACTTTGCTTTCGGTTAAATAAGCGTGTTCGTCTTCGGTTAAACATTTTGGTTTTGCGTATGGAAATAATTTGTTTAGTTTTTCCTTTCGTTCTTCGCACCCGCAATCTTCGCCTAATAACCATTTTGCTACTTTTGCTATTCCCGTTTTTTCTAAAACAATTTCGATTGTGTCTCCTAATCCAGTAGGTTCGATAATTGTGTTTTCTTCAATGTCAATTTGTGTTAGTTTTTTCTTTGCCATAATTTTTACTTTATAAGTTCGTAATCTTTGTTTTGGTAATCTTGGTAATTCTCTTCTATGTTTTCTTTTATTCGTGTTTTGCAATATTTTAACGTGTGAAAAATAGACGTAACCGATATATTTGTTTCTTTGCTTATTTCACGCATAGACATATCGGAATCTTTATATAAGTTAAATAACATTTGGTCGTACCAATGCCATTCATCAACTACGTTTTCAACTTGGTTTAATATAGAATTAAACGATTCGTGTTTTTCTACGTTTGGCGTTTCGTCTGCTAACATCGCTATTGAATCCAAATCTACTTTTTGCATTTTGTTTGCTTTATTAACGTGTTGTAAAAAAGTATTCTTTAACGCAAACCAAACATAACTTTTATTTAAGTTTCCGTTGGTAAATAATTTTTCTTCGTTGCTCCATTTCAAAAGCATTAAATAAGTTTCTTGCACTATGTCTTCAGCAAAGAAATATTCGCCAAATGAGTTAACTATTTTAACCCATTCTTTGTGATGCTTTACTACTTTGTTAATCCAGTCCAATTTTCTTTTGCTTAAATATTAATCAAATATATGTTTATTTTTTCAACAAGTAACAAAAAATCTTATCAACAAACTTTTGTTAAATAAAAAACCCCTCGTTAAAGGGGCGTAAACTTATTGTAATTTCAATCGGTAAATATACTTATCTAACTTCTTTGCGGTTTCTAAACTTACGTCTTTGCCTGCTAAGAATCGGTCTATATTGTATTGGTGGAATTTTTCCCCTCTACCTTTTATTTCTTTTACAACTTGGTTTCGTGTTCGTGTTTTTAGTGCTTCAAGTAAATAAGTCCTAAGGTTATTATCGTCTATCAACATATCAAAATGGTAAGTCATCATTTTCGTCTTCGTATTCCTCAATAATATCTTTTCTAAACATTTTGTCCGCTTCTTTATTCGCAAATTTTTCAGCGCTAAAGGTTTCAACTGCGTTAATTTGCCAACCTTCGATAGTATTGAAATACTTTATTTGGCCTTGTGGTGATTCCCATTTACGCCCTCGTAAATTTATGCTTACTTCGACTTGTTCGCCAACGTTATTTTGGTTTATTAAATCGGTTTTGTCTTGTGTAAATTGAATCGTTATGTATTGCGGAAATTTTTCGTCCGTTAATAATACTACGTCTTTACTTTTAAATTTTTCGCTTACTTTTCTAAGCGCTCCAACAAAGTGGATTTTTCCCGTTACTTTCATTTGTTTTCGTTTTTAATTGTTTCTAATTTGCATTTTAATACTTCTATTTCAGCTTTTAAAGATTGTATAATCATATTTGCCGTTCTTAATTCGTTTTCGTGGCGTTCAATCCTATCTTTGTGCTTTACATATGTTGCAATTGCATTTTCATATTTATCTAATATTTGTTTTATTATTTCATTTTCATTCATTTTTTTAAGTAATTATAAGTTAGTGCAATAGTGCAAACCCAACCCCAAACTATCGCTGGGGTTAAAAGTATTGTTAGTAAAATAATCATAGTTTTATTATTAAGTCATTATAATATTCCCTACATTCTTCTATTCGTGTTTTGATAGCTTCGATTATAACATCGTCTTTTACTATTTTAAACGTTTTTAAGCGCTTTTCTTTTGGTATATGTCCGAATGTATGTTTTGATTGCACAAACGCTCTTAAATCTAAACTTTCTTCAATCAAACTTGCCTTCCAATGTTCCCTTCTTATTTCGTCTTCGACTATTTGTAAAGGGGTGTCAATCAAACAATAGCATAAAAGCGCTTCCGTTTTATTCGTAAGCCAAAGGTAGCCTTGCAATTGATAAAGATAGTCTTTATTTTTTAGTTCGGTATCGAAAAAAGGGAATGTTGTTGCGTCCCAACTACTCTTTACATCAAGTAAAATTTCGTCCGTGTTTACGTCGGGCGTTCCAGAAATCCAATCGTTTTCAAAGTGTTCTTCGTTTTTATAAATGAATCCTAAATTTAAAACATCGTTACAAAGTGCAATTGATAGTTCTTCAACCTCGTTCCCTTTGTCGGTGTAACGTGAACTAAATTCTTTGCGTATTCCGTAAACTTCTTCAACAGCTAATTCTTGTAAATAAGTCTTAGTGGTTTGGCTTAACGTTTCCCCTTTTGTTTTGGGGTTCGTCATTATTTTGCCTATTGAGCTACATCTGATTTTCATAACTCAAGGGTTTTTAATTGTTCTGGCGTTAATTCGAAAGTCTTTGTAAGTTCGTCCATTGTATAACCGCCGTCGCTTATTGCTTTAATTGCCTTTGCTAATCGTTTGTCGTCAATAGCAACTTTTTTAGTTTCGTTTTTTACTTCCGTCTTTACTTGTTCGCCTCCAGCGTCCGTGTCTTTGTCCGTAACTAATCCTAAAGCACTTGACAAAGCATAACGCCTTAAATAAGTAATTGCCGAACCCAAAACTTGGAAATCATTCATTCCCTTTAATTGTACGTTTTGAGGAATACACGTTTTGCTTTCTAAAGTTTCCCCGCTTTCAACGTGGAAAACAATAGTAATTAAGTCTGTGCCGTGAATCAATTGTGTAAACCCTAAGCCGTGCTTTTTTA